CGATCATAAATAAGGAGAAATTATGAGTATTGATAAAATAACGCCTGAAGAATGGGACGCTAAAACAGAGCTCACAAAAGAGCAGATGGAAATGGAAGATAAATGTGATTTTCAAGGAGATGTGGAAGATCTAGATATGGTTAATAAACCACCTCACTATAATCAGGGAACATTAGAGGCTATTGATTATATAAAACAACAATTAGGCCCATTAGGTTATAGATCTTATCTTGAAGGTACAGCAATCAAATATCTTCATAGATACAAATATAAACAGTCTAATATACAAGACTTGGAGAAGTGCGTATGGTATATTAATAGACTTAAAAAAGAACTTACGGACATGTAGATGTTTTATTAGTATTTTTCATTTTAGATCCCCAAAGTCTACATGTAATTAGGGAGCCTTACGGCTCCCTTTTTTATACACTATAAGTAATTGGAGAAACTCCAAAACCATTCAAGGAGAGAGATTATGAATGGAGATTTAATTATAAACAGAATATTAGAAAAAGAAAAGGGGCCCAACGGATAGGCCCCTCACACAACAACGGTCGTAGTTGTTAAAAAGGTGGTTTAGATTTAGAACTAGGGGCAGCATTTTTTTTGCTATTTAAATACTCACCAACTTTAGTTCTAGTTATTGTTTCACCTGTTTTATTATTCTCTTCATCTTTGTGATAAATATTCAAGCACAAAGTTTTATTAACGAGAGAATCTATGCTACCAGGAAATTGTTTAAATCCAACAGCTTTTGCTAGATGTGTAAACATTTCGTTTGATATTCTTTTAGCGTCAGCATTAGCAGCCCATAAGTTATACCACTCATTATGCTCTCTATAATCGCCGTCACTAAACTCAAATGAAACTTTTACAGTCCAATTACCTGCTTCAGATTTATATTTTTCTGCAGCTACAATTTTTACTTCGTGTTCGCCTGCAGGGGCAAGCTCTTAGAGACTTGCTCAACGTCTAACCACTCAACACCATCAAAATCACTCATTTTTACCTCCAACAAATTGTGTGTCAAATCCAAGTTTACCTATAATACTATTTAAACAAGGCTCTTCAAAAGGCTCTAGTTTTCCAGATCTATCTTTTGCAGTAAAACCTTGTCCAACATCAGTTTGAAGCCATCTATTTTTTACTATACCTCCGTCGTCGTCTTGTTCTTCGATAACTCTAAGAGCTAAAACTTCGTCGAAAAAATAAGTAATTGATTGGCCCAATTTTGTGCCAACCATTTTAGGCTCATATTGCATAACGTTATCGACGTTTTGTTTTTCCATTTTTGAAACGAAAACAACGTGCATGTGCAAATCACGATAAGCTCTCATAACATTAGTTACAGATTCCTGCACATTTCCATATGCCATTCTGGGATCTTTATGTTTTGCTTTTTCGTAATTTAACAAAATTTCAGACATTTCAGATATAGAGTCCAAACATACGGTGTCGTATTGTAACTCGCCACTCTGTAAAGCCTGACAAATTTCCATAACATCTTCTGCTTTCTTCACCTGTATGACGTCAATATTTTTGTCGTCACGTACAGACAAAAGTCCTGACTCCATATCGATCATCAATTTTTTACCAGGTGCAGTAGCACAAAGCGTCGTTTTACCGGCACCCGCAGCGCCGTATATTAAAATTTTTGCCCCTTGATCTTCGACCAATGAATTAGGGCTTACTATTCTTTGTTTTAAAGACATAATCTCTCCTAAATAATAGTTGTTGCATTATAGTAAAACAAAAGTTACCATATGTCTATTATTTAATTACGGATTTGTAGAAAATGTCAAAAGACTTTACTTGGTTAGCAAACTACCATTTTAGAAATAAAATTTTATCAACAAAAGCGTTGAGGAACTTAGGCGTCTTAGACATTCAACCCAAATATAAGGAGAGAGAAGTGGAACGATACACGTTAAAACAATATATAGAATTCTTAGGTATGCCCGAAGCGGCAGAAAAATTTGAATGTTCAATAGCTTCAATTAAATCTTGGAGATATGGATATCGTCAACCTTCAGTTGATCAGGCTAAAAAAATTATAAAAGCCTCTAACGGAAGGCTGGATTTTGAATCCATCTATGGTAATCTCGAAGATATTGTAGCTGAAAGTGTTCAATCTAAATCTAACTGAAAATGAAAGCCCACTAGATCTAGCCTTATCATACTTTGATGAAGGTATGACGGTAGTTCCTTTGTTGCGTAAAAATAAAAAACCACCAGTCTTTTTAGGTGGTTGGCACCAATACAAAACAGAAAGACCAAAAAGAGAAAAGGTTATTGAATGGTTTAAAGATAGAGATGATCTTGTAGTTGCTTTAATTTGTGGTGAGTTTTTAGTTGTTGACGCAGACACTCCAGAAGCTATGTCTTGGGTAGAAAATAATTTACCTGCGAGTCCTTACCGTGTTATTACCAGTAAAGGCATGCACTACTACTACAACAATCCACAAAACTTTACTACTTTCGCAACAAAGAGAAATAACGATACGCCAATAGAAAGGCATATAGATATCAGAGGCGAAGGTGGATTAATTATTGCCCCTTACAATAGACATGCCTCTGGAGCCATGTATAAACCGCAACTTTTTCCTGAGTGGGATGTTCATGATTTTGATGACCTGCCTGATTTTACTGAAAAAGAATGGATAGCTATTACAGGCAATAACAGAGATAAGTCTATCAAGGTGCAAGCTCCTATCTCATTAGACGGTGTAAATGAAGGATCAAGAAATGACCAAGCCGCCAGATTAGCAGGCTATTTAATATCAAAGAATATTAATATTGAGTTTGCTAAATTTTTTATGCAAAGTTGGAATAGTCAAAACAGTCCACCTTTATCACAAGCAGAAATAAATTCAGTTGTAGATAATGTAAAAAAAACCCATGACCGAAAAAATGCAAAGGCACCTCTTTTCGTAAATAGTTATGAAAAAATAGATCCGCCAAAAAACTTATATAGGCCACCAGGTATTTTAAAAGACATGTTTGATTTTTGTGAAAAAATAGCACAAGTAAGCCAACCAGAACTATCTATTGTAGCTGCACTATCTTTAGTGAGCGTTGTCTGTGGCAGGATTTATAGAACAAACATGAATAATTTTTCATCTTTGTACTTTATGGGTATAGCCAAATCTGGTCAGGGAAAAGAAAATATAAAATCATTTGTTGAAAATGTTTTGAACACTTCAGAACACCAAGATTTAGTGGTTGGGGATGGCTACACATCATCAGGTGCAGTACACTCAATACTTAGATATAGACCAACTCAAATAACAATTATGGACGAGTTTGGTAAAAGATTAGAGGCTATTGGAGCACAACAAAATACAAACAGGGAAGATGGCATACAAACTTTAATGGAAGCTTGGGGCAGATGTCACGGAGCTTTGCGACCTGATAATTATTCTTTGATGGCAGTACCTGATCAATATAAAGATCAAGCCATGAATAGAATAGCTTACAAACCTGCAATTACATTAGTTGGTTTATCTGTGCCACAAAATTTTTACAAAGCTTTAAATTCAGGCCGTATAGCAGATGGTTTTTTAAACCGTTTTCTTGTAATTGAAT